ACCTACACCCACGGCTTTGTAGTACCCGTGTCCCGCAGTGAATTCGAAATAATCCGCTGCAGAACTACCAATCGACAGCGACATCTCAGAGAACACATCCAGATAACGTTTCTCTTGGACCAGGTTGCGAACAACCTTGCCTAGTCGGTCTTTGGCGAATGTTTGGGTGTGTGCCCCCTGAAGCCACCGATCATTGGGGCGACGGCCTAAATGCCAAGCAGGAAAACGGTGGGAACTGTAAGACGTCTTCGCCGATCCTGGCGGAAGTGATATGGCCAGTCTTTCGATTCCGTTTTTGCCCCGTGTGGCGGCGTACTCATGAATTTCTTCAAGGTGATCGATCAGAAATTCGTGGTGCTGTGCTGGGACTTCTTCGCGCCGCATGTACTCGCAGAACGGAGAGAAACGAAACTGCGCCGCGTAGCGTAGCTTTTCATCGTATTCTTCATCGTAAGCCGTCCGCATGGATTGAAACGCACGTAAAGCTGCGGCTGGATCAGACGTGCCAAGTCTGGACTCAAAACTCGCCAAAACCTCTGAGGGAAGCACAGCCTTACCCAGGATGTGGTCATCGATCTTTTCAATGTAGAACTCTAGCTCTGACAGCAGCTTCCGATACTGTGCCCGCTCATCCTGAGTTATGAGAACACCCCCATTATCCAGCATCGGGGGTAATGTCCTTCATGTCTTCGAGAAGTTGCTCACCGACTTCGATAGACGCTTCTGCGTTAGCCTTTGCCTCAAACACGCCACGCATATCTGTCAGCATCTCAGTCACAGCGGAAACAGGGATCAATGCGTCTTTCGAGGTGTCCTCAGCCCCCTTAGCGTCGTTCTCCATTTCAATGAGCTTTTGGATATTCTGCAAAGCAGTATTGGCAGGAGCAAAGGCTCCAGCGTCGAGAGATTGCTTGTACACTTCTTGATACTGTCGGGCGACCCATTCCATGGTCAGGCCCATCTCAGACAGGCTCTCCCAATTTTCAACAGATGGCTCCGCCATAGCTGTTTGAATTTGCTGAGCTATTTCTTGCTTTAGCTCTTTAACACGCTTCTTGAATTTAGGCGCTTGGGCTAGCTTGGACGCAGCTTGCGGATTGTCTGAATACCCTGCTTGCACGTAAGCTTTCTTCTGCGTCAGCCCTTGGGCCAGCAGAAGTGCGTACTCCTCATGTTTTGGGTTCTCTAGACGTGCCATGATTTGGCCTTCACTCTGTCAATTATTTGCTTCGCAACCCCTCGTGGAAGCTGGTCTTCGTACTGCGGGATTAATTCAAGGATGCGTTCCTGAATTGCACGGTTAGAGGCGAGCGCTTCCGCAACACCTGGGTTGGGTGTTCGCCCCAAGACTATGAATGCAGTTAGCGGATCATTTCCACGGGCGATGGCGTGGGCAAAAATCTCATGCTTCTCATTTGGCAAAGGAGGCATGATCAAGATAAAAGATATTGTCAGTACATCCTGACGCAAGTCTCGGACGTAGATGTATGTCTACCCAATTCTGGGATAATTCCGCTGCTTTACCGCAAAGGAAGATCGCGTGCAGTCGGTGACCTGATAGGGAGGCACCCATCTGTCGGATCATCCAATGATCTCCCATCAACCTTCGGAACATATGGACCTGAGAACCCGTCTCACAAATCAACAGAACCTGGGGATAGGATGTCGAAAAATCAGTAGAGAAACTGTCGTTACTTTTTCCCATGTTATGCCTCGTATACCCAACCAACGACAGCCTCAGATGTAGGAATATCGTCTGTCTCTAGGGTAGGTGTGTGGTAGCGGCGGTGCTCCGGGTGAAAGCCAACCCGAACTGTAATTGGGTGGCGTAGAATTGGTTCACCTTCAGCATCTAATAGCCCTGTCCAAACCGGTGCAAAGGCTGGCCCAGTTTCAACAAACTCCGCCGCTACACTGTCATCATAAAACTCTTCTTCTTCATCATAGTAATCATTGAAATGCTCATCCGGATGCACATCGCGACAGGACTTTCTCATCCCGGCTCCCTTTCAAAATTCGAAGGCCGATTAAACCCACGCCTCAATAGGCTTTGTGGGTGTACGTCCCACCTCCATGGCTCCGTAAAGAGCGACAAGACAGGCTTCCGCCCTCCCGTCAAAAACCCCACCACGAGGGCCTTTGAACTGGGAGGCAATTGCCGGGAACAATTGAGATGCACGTTGCACGGTTGCCCGCTTATCTGCGGGTACGCGCATCTGCTTCTTCCACTGCGTAGGCTTGACCAATGTGGTCGGGATACCAAGCGCGGCAGCAGCACCTAGAAGAATGCCTTTGCCTTCACCAAAGGAGAACGCAGAAACGACCCCCATCTGTGGTGAAGCGTTAACATCTTCAATGTACAGGTTCGAAACCGGTTGTTCGGTTAGCGAGCGTGAAATACCGAACGGATCGATCTTCACACGTCTCTTAGTGGTCTCGTACTCGAATGTCGGCATATCAACGATGCGCATGACCGCTTCGTCTGGGTCAAGGATCGCGATTGCTCCGTTGTTGCCAGGGTCCACCCCGATAATCGTGTGGCTCATGGCTTTTCAACTTTCGAATGGCCCGCGTTAGCGGGCGATCCACCAGTTGGTGGTTTAGGCTTACCGGACAGAGAAACAATTTGAAGATGGTTAACGACGTCCTCCGCGTTCACCGAGATATGTGAAGGCTTGTCCTTCTTCCCAACCTTAACGATGGCTCGAGCCTCGCGAGAGATGATCTCGATCACCACTCCTTTCGCCTCTAGTGAGCCGTGGCGACGGAAACAGATAAGAACCCCTTTGTCCGCCGGAAACCGAACATTGTTTTCCATGACCCATTCACGAACGAAGTGCGGGACGATAAACACCATTCGGCGATAAGCGATGGAGAGGATATCAACGAGCTTCCCATCCGAAGGCCATTGAAATGCTCTTTCCAATTCACGAGCGGCACCATAACCATCCGCGCCGGAGTACAGAGCGAATGAGAGCGCCGCGAGGACTTGTGCGTCGTCTTCACCATCCTCAATAACACCACGAGACAATGCCCACGACCGAAAGTCGTCGAACACCGCTTTTGCGGCCTCATCCTTTACTTGAGGATCGTTCCATTGCGGACGTTGGGGGAAGTTCACGGTTCTGCTCGACCATTACGTCTGTTGCAGAAATCGTGTCATTTAAAATGACAAATGTCAATGAAACCGACGGAATGGAACGACCCGCTGACGCGGGCACCTTCTAAGTCCTAAGTCCTAAGCGCTAACTCCTAAGTCCCAATCCCCGCCCCGCTAACGCGGGCATAGACCAATTTTCACGACCGAAACCCGGGTGTAACACCCCTCCAGAAAAACTCCTTTAAATTCAATGGCTTCCAGAGGTGATACACCCTTTTGGAACAAAATCCTGAAAAAACAATCACTTAGGCGGGTGTATCAAAAATCCTTTCGAATCAATGGCTTCCAGAGGTGATACACCAGATTTTCGGAATAACGTTCGAAAACAAGGACTTACCCATATGCACCAAGAATCCTTTCGAATCAAAGGCTTCCAGAGGTGATACACCTTTCGGCAAGAGACAAATTCAATGATTTCAAATACTTAGTCAAAAAGGGTGTAACAGGTGTATCTATCTACCGTCAGTCAAATATGAAATTTATTTTATTTACGAGCTTCGCTCCTATCGCAACGACCCGCTAACGCCTCCAAAATAAGCGCCTGCGACGCGTCCCGTCCCGCGTAAATAAAATAGAATCTATATGCCGGGGGACCAAATTTGATACACCAGATACACCCGCACACCGACCAAATCCATAAATATATGATTTCATTATACTTTTCTTTACTCTCACCTGGTGCATCAGGTGTAACACCTCCACAACCCATTGATTTCAAACAATTTTCGTTACACCACCCTACAACGTTGATTTTAAACGATTTTCTTTAAAACGGGTGTAACACCTCCAGAACCCGTTGATTCTAAACGATTTTTGATACACCAGTGTTTTCGTGATCAGTTCCGCTTTTGTTCTTCGAATTAACTCAAATCGGTGTATCACTGCCCGAATTTTTAACTAATGTTTTCAGATACTTCCAGAGGCGTTACACCCTTTTTCAAACATATCGTTTAAAATCAGTGCCTTATGCTGGTGTATCAAATATCTAATGATTTCAATAAGTTCCAGAGGTGTTACACCCCCACCCCAATAAAAACAATGACTTAGCTGGTGTATTACAAAACGTAACATTTGATCACAAAATGACTTATTTTAGCACACCCTAGAGGCGATCTAATACAAGCCTACTCTCCTCCCCCATTTTTGCCTCCCCTCCTGATCCACTATCTTACCGCTCTCCAACTGCGCGCGCTCTCGATAGATTTGTGATCACAAAACACACAAGCAGTTACAAACGTAACCACCTAACGCCCGGTGTCTGGCGTCATTTCTTCTTGCCTATCGTCATTAATTCTGACATATCTGTGTCATCGATTCGAACCTCATGGAGGGTGCCACAGATATGCTGAACCAAATTACGCAGATGCGGGAAGAGATCGCTGCAGTCTCTGAAAGTGATCTCCTGAAAGAGATCGCGGAACTTTATTTCAAAACGGTGAAAGAGTTTGAGTACGCCGGGTTCACCCGTGAGGAAGCCGTCATGATCACCGCGCAAATGATGTTGGACTGAGAGGCAGGACGATGCGAGTACTCATCGGCTGTGAACAATCAGGCGTCGTGCGGGACGCGTTCCTCGAAGCAGGACATGACGCGTGGAGTTGTGACATCCTTCCAGCGGAGCGTCCTTCCAATCGTCATATTGTTGGCGACGTCCGAGACGTTATGAATTGGGAGACATGGGACCTACTCTGCGTGATGCATCCACCATGCACCCGTCTCTGTAACAGTGGCGTGCGGTGGTTACATCAACCGCCTCCCGGTCGTACTCG